GCTTGTTGTCGCCACATAACGCAGTTGATAAAATCAGCTTCACGATCGCCGTTTTCATTTTTAAACGTGCGATTGACTGCAAGGGTAAACGTAGCGACCGCCACGTTTGACGGGGTATAACGTAAATTCACATCGTTTGTAAGTCGTCCGACTAAAGTTGTTTGATTAATCATAAAATGCTCCTTAAATTCAAATAATCAATTTTGTTGTATACTGTTCTTCTTGTAATGTTTAATTTTCTTGAGATTTCAGTTGGTTTTTTTCCTTCTTTAATCATTTTGATTAACTCATCATCTACATCTTTGTAAAATGGATGATTTTTTTTATTAGAAAAACGTTTTTTTGCTTCATCTGATATTTTTCTTCTTGTTTCTTCGCTTTGAACACTTCCTAAATTATGTAACGTTGTGTGTTCTGAACGTGAAATTATTTCTAAGTTTTGAATGCGATTATCATGTTTGATTTCGTTTTTATGATGAACATCCTCTCCCGGTTTTAAAAATCTTCCGCAATTCATTTCAGCTATCACTCTATGTTCAAATATATAACCCTTTGTATCTGAATTTGGATGATCGTGGATACATAGCAAAACGTAACCAGCTTTATTCTTTTTTCTACCAGTAACATTCATCCACTGTCCGCAAATCTTCAAAGAGTATAGTATATCCTTTTTCCCGGCTCTCAAATTTTATTGTCCTTTCAATTTTCCTAAAAGCATGTCAGCTTGTTCTACTTGTGACTCTTTAATTTGTTTGTAATCTGCAACTCCTAAATGTTGCAAGAACCACTTCACAATAGAGCCATCTTTTTTTCCTTTTTCGGTTGAAATCTTAGCAATTTCTTTCAAATAGTAATTTGCTTGCTCTACTGAAATAACGGGTTCATCTTGTTTTTTTGCTGTTGCTTGTTTCGTTTGGTTTGCTCGTCCACTTTGAATATAATCAGCATCCGTGTCAGCATCCTTGCTATCGTCAATCAAAAACATTTGACTGAGTGCGTACTTAGTAGCATAGCTTTGCGCCCCACCCGACACTTGAGAAGCGTCCATACCTTTTTTTGTGCGTTCTTCTCTTGCTCGTCCTACAACTGTAATCACATTGTCGCTATCCCAATCCATGAGTGAAACAGTAACTTTTGTGATCAATTCGCTTGCTAATTCTTCGGTTGTTACCTCTGAAATCAAGCACGTTGCACGATATTTTAAACAGATAGGCTTTAATGCTTCTTCAATATCCTCAGCATTTCGATAGTTATATTTACCGAATGAGTTATACTGATTTTTAGGTGCTTTCAATTCGTTTTGAATATTCGCTAACTTTTCATAGATACTTTGTTTTTTATCTGCCATTCTCAAACTCCTATTTGATAATTAAATTCTGATTTTCTACTAGCTTAGCGCCTAAAATTTCAAGACCATTTTTCAAGTCTTCTTTAATGCGTTTTTTATCAGGCTTCCACGTTGCCACTTTGTACGCTTCGGGTAAAATCAAGTCTTCCACTTCCACGGCTTGAGATTTTCGGAAAGATACCTTGAATAGTTTAGTGTCAACTCGGTCATGTCCGGTTAAATCCATGCTTTCTTTCAAGACTTCTTTCATGCGCTCGTTTTTGCGTTCATCTGCTCGGTTAAGTTCAGTTAGTCGTTTAATCTCGTTCTTGCGTGCTTCTATATCTGCTTCATTGTTCTTGATAACCTTGATATAGTTTTCTACTTTGTTTTCGTAGTCGCTATTCCAGTCAATACTTTCAAGCGTGTCTGCTTTTGTTTCGTCATCTAAATCCATGTTGTAAATTTCAAGGAATTGTCCTGTCAATTCGTATAATGTCGCCATGTTTACTCTCCTTATGCGCTCCAATATTCGTTCAAGTCAACTGCCATGACAGTCGCAAGATTTTTCTGTTCGGTCAAAATTTGTCGTTTGTACGGTGCAAGCCCAGCTTGTCTTTCTTCTTCATTTCGTGGAAGATAATACCCGCTCGGTTGTGTTTTCTTCGCAACGATTGGATGTTTAAAATTCACTCGTAGGCTTTCAATCACTTCTTCCAAACTTCGTTTTGATAGTCCGGTTTCTTGTCTGATTTTCTCAGCTTTGATAGGTTCTTCAAAACTTGCTCTATTCGTGATAAGGTTTAAAACTTTAATTTCTGTTTTATTCAATTCTCTACCAGTCATATTCCCTCCCAATAAATATAAATCTTAATTCTTCACTTCCGCATTTTTCACACTCGATAGGCGGATAACTTCCTGTATATTCAAATTCATGTCCACAATCGCAACAACCACAATCCCAAATATAAAGGTTCATTTTTTATTGCTCCTTTGGTCGTGGTAGTGCTAGTAAGTCAGGTCTGAGACCAACTGGTGCTTGTGTGTCAAATGTAAACTGTCTATCGCAATTTCTGATGTTTTGTCTTGCGATATTGTTGAATTGATTTCTGCCTTGCTGGTAAACGTCAATAATTGCTCGATCTAGTCTTTCTTGTTCTTCTTTTTGTCGTTTCGCTTTCTGCTCGCTATTCGCAATTAATAGCAAAATAATGAATAAGCAAGTAATAATTGTTGCAATTCCTAAAAATTGGCTTGTTAAAGTCGGTTCTGTCATTTTTCGTTCTCCTTAAATTAAAACACGGTCAAACCTTGTTCTTCCCAAGCTTCTATCCATGCAGATTGTGACTGTCCGTCATAGCCACATGCATAGAAAGCTAGTCCGTAATTTTCTTCACTTTCTAGCTTACGAATCAAAATATTCAAATTTTCTTTGACGAATTTTTTTAATGCTTTTAAATCCCCACACGGATAAAAAAACTTATAACCGTCAATTTCTACTTGCCATACCCACCCAATAGGTGTTTTATTGTATGTGTATTTTATTTCCATTTTCTATACCTCTAGTAGTTTTTCCAAGTCAGCGATGCGCTGATATAAGATTTGATTTTCTTCTCGTGCTTCAATCAATTCACGGTTCAAATCCAACGCAACTAATCGCCAGTCTGTATTGACTTCAATTTTTGTTGTTTTGAAAAACCATTTTGTCATTCTATCTAATAGCTTCATGGTTACTCCTTCTTAAATTGCAGTTTTTTGCCAGTTTTTGTGATACCAGTCAATCACTGCATCCCTTGGATATTTCTCACGCTTGCCTTCAATTCTTGGAAAATCTGCGTGTCGGTTGAAGCGCTCGTCGAATGTCGTCGTGTCCTTCGTGCCAAGTAGCATTTCTGAGCATTGTGACTTGTTCAATTCCATTGGATAACGCTTTTTCTCATCTGTGATAACATTCATCACTTTTAACGTCCTATCCATCAAACCAGCTTCAAACTGGTCTAGCATTTGCATCATTAGATCATTCATGTTATAATTCCTTTAGAAATATTTTGCTCTGTCCCTGATTGCCGTCAGGGGCTTTTTTTATTTTGAAAATGTATAAACGCTACCGTTAGTGGCGTAATAGGTCATTTCATTCAACTTATTAGTAAACCTTTCATCGGTTGTGATCAAAAGCCTATCTTTAAGCACGGTTGATAATTTGAAATATTTACTTTCAAAATCAGCAATCATTTGCTTTCTTTCTTCTTTTATCAAAATGGCAATGTCCTCCTATCCTCTGCGCTTTCAGGATATTTAAAAGTCAAATCCTTTGCGCCTTTTGCTACTCGACTGACCAAGCTAGAGTCGTATACATTTTTCATTTCCTGACCCGTCAAGTTTGTGGTTATGATTGTTTTGTCCCTGGCATCCAGCAAGTTATAAAGAAAATCTTTCTTCCAGTTCGCTTGTTCGCCTTTTCCAAAGTCGTCTAAAATTAAGTAGTCGACTTTTTTCAGTAGCTCCAGCCATTCATCTGTGGTTTGAGCATCTGTCCGACTAAATCCGCTTTGAATTTTTTGAAACATAGTCGGTACGTTCATAAAGAGTACGCTTTTAGGATTGTTATTGGCTTTAAAGTCAATGTTCAACTTCTTAGCGATTGAAATAGCTAAATGCGTTTTACCTCGTCCAGCTTTACCAAGGATAATTGCGTTACCTTTTCCATCTTTAAAGTAATGCTTGGCAACTCGTAGTCCGTAATTCTTGGCTTGCTCGTCTGACTCGTTCGATACTGTGAACGTGCTGAAACTAGCGCCTTTCATGTCGTTTGGAATTAAGCTATTTCTTTCTAGAACTCCAAATGTATTAGATAAGATAGATGTGATATACGCTTCTCCAATTTTCTTTTCTTGCTCTCTTGCCATAGCTTCACGCTGACACTCAGGGCAAAATGTAGGCTGATAAGGTGTGCTTCGTCCTTTCGCCTTGACTGGTTGCTTAAACGTCCACATATAACAAGCGTGCTTTTTGCATATCTCATTTTCGTTTACATAATAGATAGGTTCAAGACTTAATTTTTCCATTCAACCCCCTTACCTTAATTCATCTATGCTGATCTCTAACGCATCAGCGATTTTGCATATATTTGGCCAAGAAAGATATTTTACCTTTCCTGTCTTTAGGTCAGAAAAGAAACTACGATTAACTCCAGCCATTTTAGATAACTGACTACCGTTTAAATTTCTTTCCTGCATAATTCTGTTTAATTGTTCCCACATGTTACACCTCCAAAAACACTATATGTTGTAAAATAATCACTCACTCTCACGATATGTTGTGACTTTCTGTTTGCCATGTTATAATATATCTTGACTAGGACCTCTCACCGTTTTAGTCAAAATATCAACAGAAAGGAGATACAATCATGGGTAAAAATCAGCATGTTGTCCCTGCCAAAAATGGTGGTTGGAACGTGAAAGGTGCTGGCAATTCAAGAGCAACTGTTCATACTACTACAAAGAGCGAAGCTACAAATATTGCTAGACAGATTTCACGAAATCAAGGTTCCGAACTAATCATTCATGGTAAAGATGGGAGAATTCAAAGCCGTGACAGCCACGGTAAAGATCCATTCCCTCCTAAAGGCTAGTCATAATTTGGTCTTAGCCTTACAACATATCCTGTTGCAGAAGTTACATCATCTAGTGTGACTTCTGCTATTTTTTTTGCTCCATTCTCTGTTTCAACAATTAGCCGTGTATAGAAGCGACTATCTAAAATATTCATTAGATTTGGTTTGAAACTATACGGATATCGTCTTGGTCTCATCTTCTTCTCCTTTCTAAAACGGTAGCGGATCGTCATACATTTGTATTACCGAATTCCCCTCAACTCTTGATTTCGGAGTCGTGTTTTTACTCTCACGAAAACCGCTTGTTTCTGCTTTTGCTTCATCAAGGCTTGTCAGTCCTTTATCTTTCCAAGACTTCAAAATCTTGTTCAAATAGTTAAAACTTTCTGCTCCAGCATCTTCAGTAAGTTGCACTGCGTAATCAATCATGTCAACCGTCATGTTATCCAATCCGATATATTCTTGAATTTGCTGAACTTGTCGGTCATTGATTTTGACACTCGTAGATTTGATAATTTGCGACAAAGATTTTTTTTCATCTTCTTTGTAGTTGATGTTATCAGTCTTGATATACTCAGTCTTGATATTATTAGTATTGATTGACTGTAATTTTTGCAGTTCTTGACCTGTATTTTTTACAGTTCCGAGAATATAAAGTCTATTCGGTTTGTTAACTCCTTGTCTGATTTCTTTTATCAATCCACAATCACTTAATTCTTTTTTTGCTTTTATAACTGTTTTTTCATTGCAGTTAAGTAAATCCATGAATTGCTGATTTGTAAAGTAAACAAACACGTTGCCATTTTTATCGTGCCATTTATTTTGAATAGACAATGTACGTCTATCAAAAATCAACATATACATAACTTTCGCCCTCAGGCTCAAATCTTTGTAATCTTCATCAAGCAACCACTGAGGGAACTGATAGAAAGCATTGTTTTTGACTTCGCTTATTTTCAACCATTCTTTCTCCTTTCTATTTTTCTCAATCTCTTTCTGCTATAATGTAAGCAGAAAGGGGGTAGTGTTATGACGAATGATGTATTTTACAGTCGCAACAGAGCAGTTCTAATCGATAAAATAAACGATACGATACGTAATTCAGGTTTGACAGACGATGAAAAAGTTAGTATCGTTAATCAATATCTTAGAAAGATGATTGCAAATCACGAAGTTGAGATACAAGCTCTGATGGAGCAAATTCCAAATCGGAATCTCTAATATCTTCTCTGAAGAGTTCAGTTAATGCTTTTACTCTGGGCTTCATGTCTTTGCTAGGATTCGGGAAATCCTGCTTAATAAGTTGTAAATGTTCAATTACATCCTTGACCCTTTTCGTTGACGGAAGGGGTCTTATTGTTTTATATGGGTATCTTTTAGGCCTCATACGTCCTCCTTGAACGAATTTTCGTTCATGTGATTAAAAAATTAAGCAGTTGATTCTGCTGAAGTAAAAAGATATTTTAGTTCATATTCTGGGAAGAATTTCTCTTGAACTAACATAGCCTCTTGAAACGTGAACGGATATTTCCCTTTCAGCTTATCGCTGATGGTTTGAGATCTAACAGATAGATAATCTGCAATGTCTACAATAGAAATCCCTTTTTCTTTTCGTGCGATGTCGATGTTCAACATATATGCAACTCCTTTCTAAACGAATTTTCGTTTATTAGATTTTAAAATTAAGCTCGTTGCTGAGCTTGGTTATATAATAAACTATTTTTCGTTCATTGTCAACCCTTTTTTATTATTTTTTTAAATTTATTTTTCTTTACAAACGATTTTTCGTGTGCTATAATGAGAGAAAAGGAGAAAGAGCTATGACAGAACAACAACTAAGAGAACTCATAGAATTAAAATATGGTAGTGTTCGACAAATGGCATTGAAGATTGATATGCCAGCCTCTACTATCAATTCTATTCTAAATAGAGGAATCCTAAAATCCAACGTTGACAATATATTCAAGATTTGCTCAGCCCTTGACATTCGTCCAGAAAGTCTTGCTGAAGGGATCGATTTCCATAAGCAAAACGAAGATTCGTCCGATATCGTGGCAATATACAATCAACTAGATGAAGAACGTCAAGAAAATGTAGTCGACTATGCTACTACTCTACTAAACGAGCAAGTCAGCACGAAAGCAACTACTGTCTTAGAAAAATATAGAACCGATGACTACATTATAGACTATGTTGAGGGGTTGGTAGCAGCAGGCCATGGAACGTTTCAGGAAGATAACCTTCACATGGAAGTTAGACTCAGAGCTGAGGATGTGCCAAAAAACTATGATACCATCGCTAAAGTGGCAGGCGATAGCATGGAACCACTTATCGAAGATAACGACCTATTGTTTATCAAAGTTACTAGTCAAGTGGATATCAACTCAATCGGTATCTTTCAAATCAACGGTAAGAACTTCGTTAAGAAACTGAAAAGAGATTATGACGGATCCTGGTACTTGCAAAGTTTAAATAGTGGATACGAGGAAATCCACTTATCAGAGAATGACGATATCCGCACCATCGGAGAGGTCGTCGACATTTACAAAGTTTAAAGTAAACAAATAAAGGAGAATATCCATGAAAAAAACACTTATAGCATCAACTATTTTGCTTGCTACTACTTTTACTCTAGTGGCTTGCTCTAGCAATCAATCAACTACCAAAAATAGTTCTGAACAACCAAAAACGGAGCAAAAAAACACTACTTCAACAGATACAAAAGCTAAAGTAGATAATAGTAAATATGATGAGTTAATCTCTGAAATCAAATCAAAATTAGATCCTGAATCAACTGGCGCAATAAACGTAAAAATTCAAAATAATGTAGTCGATTCAGATTCATCCGAACCGCATGATACAATCATGATTTTGCTAACTGGAACGGCTAAGGATAGCGCAAAAAAAGCTCTTGATGCAGTTAATTCTAATTCTGCTACTACCGACCAAAACAATGCAATCACTTTGATTCGTATGACTGTTTCTGAATATGCTAAAAAGTTACCAGACGACAATACTACTCTTTCCCTCGGTTATGAAAAGTCCGCTGACCAATATGACTTAATCGCTAAATCTTCAAAGCAGAAAGATATTATTCCTGTTGGCGAAATCATCGTAGAATAAAAAAAGCCCCACGCTCTCAAACTTTGGCGAGTCTGAGCGTGAGGCGAGATGTATAGTAAAAGGCATTAAAAAGCCCGTTTTACTATACCCATTTTATCAAAAAAGTGAGGTAAAAACAATGGCATACTTCAGAAAAAGGGCGAACGGTTGGGAGTATCGCATATCGTACAAAGACACCGATGGTAAATATAAGCAGAAATCTAAAAGCGGGTTTAAAACCAAAAAACTAGCGCAAGTCGAAGCCTTGGAAGTAGAGCAAAGCCTTTCGCAAAATATCCTGACTGATAAAGACGTTACTTTGTATGATTTCGTCAAAATGTGGTCTGACGTTTACAAGCGCCCACACGTCAAGGATAAGACATGGGAAACTTACAAAAAGAACCTGAAACATATTGAAGCTTATTTTGGAGATTTGAAAGTAAAGGACATAACGCCCCTTTACTATCAAAAAAAACTGAATGAGTTTGGCGAGAAATACGCCCAGGAAACACTTGAGAAATTCCATTACCAGATTAAAGGCGCTCTTAAAGTCGCAGTCCGTGAGCAAGTGATTTCTTACAACTTCGCAGATGATGCAAAAGTGAAGTCACAAATCGAAAACCGAGCAGAAGAAAATGACTTTTTAGAAGAGAGTGAATATAAGGCTCTAATTTCGTCCACACGCTCTAATATACAATACGTGTCCTATTTTACCCTCTACCTCCTTTCAGTCACTGGTATGCGCTTTTCTGAGGCTCTGGGGCTTACTTGGAATGATATAGACTTACAAAATGGAATAATAGATATAAACAAGTCCTTTGACTATTCCAAAACGCAAGATTTTGCTGACCTAAAAAATGAAACGTCAAAAAGAAAAGTACCGATTGACAAAACCACGATTGAAACGCTGAAAACTTACAAGAAAAAATATTGGCAAGCTAACATTAAAAACCGTGTCTGTTTTGGCGTGTCTAACTCGGCTTGTAATAAGCTGATAAAAAGGCTAGTTGGTCGTCCAGTAAGAAATCATAGTCTGCGACACACCTACGCATCATATTTAATTTTAAAGGGTGTTGACATTGTGACCATATCGAAGCTACTAGGACATGAAAGCCCTGATATAACTTTAAAAGTTTATTCTCATCAAATGGAAGCACTAGCGGATAAGAACTTTGAGAAAATAAAAGAAATATTCCTAACCGCTTGAATTTGGGGCGGATTTGGGGCGAAGTACCCACAAAGCCCGATAAATAAAAGGTTTCAAATCCGTCTACCGCCTTATTTTACCTATTTTATAGGAATTTATCCGAAAAGAAAGCCCGATTTTACGGGCTTTTTTATTTTTTTCTTCATATAAATAAAGATAACTTTAAAAAACTTTTGGGGCGAGTTTGGGGCGGGAGTATTTTTGAGCAAACAAAAAAACCGCTCAGTTTTTGAGCGGTTCATAGGTATAATTAATTTGTTTTCTTTCTTATATTTTATTTTTCTTCTTTTTCTTTTGGCTTATTCAGTGTAATCAAGCCATCAGGCTCAACTGTGAATTCTGGTTTGTCAGCAATTGAGCCATCTTCTTTGAGGTAGTACCAACCTTTTTCAGATTTTACAAATTGTTTAGACAGCATTTCTCCGTTTTGTTCAGAGAGATAATACCATGTTTCGTTGTATTTTACCCAACCAGTGATCATGTAGCCATCTTTGTTGAAGTAATACCAACGGTTGTTAATGAAGTGCCAACCCGTAACGGTTGCCCCTCGTTTATCGAGATAGAACCAATACTTGCCATCATAGAACCAACGGTTGATTAGGCATAGACCTTTTTCGTCAAATCTGAACCATTCGCCCTTGATTTCTTTCCAAGTGTTAGTTGGATAAGAGCCATCTGACTCCTCCCACCACCAACCATATTTACCTTGTCGCCATCCAGCTTCAGTATTTGTGCCACCTTCAATATCTTTCTTGAATTGACTGCGACTAATACCCCACTTAGCAAGATATGGATACGGGTCAACGTGGTCTGAGTTGTTATTAGGTTGATGGTATGTACAGTATTCGTGCGACTTGATACCAGCTAAGCTATCAGTATCAAGAGTTTTAGGAATGCCAGCTTCATCTGCAAGGTCACGTAGTAGTTGGATGTAAAGGCGATAGTCTGTCATGAACTCTTCTTTGCTTGAATGGCTTTCAATCAATTCGACTGCTGCGTAACTCTCAGCGTTCCAGCCACCACCAACATCCCAACTTCCGTTATTTACTGGTCCGACCTGCATCACTCGACCGTTACCGACTACGTGAGAGAAAAAGCCAAGTTCAGGGTCTTTGCGCCAGTGGTAATCTGCTTCGTTTTGTGCTGTCGAATTGCGATTGCCCGTAGAATGAGCGTGTACTTGTCTGTAAGGTTGCACCCCAACTTGTGGAAGGTTTGTTCTTAATCTACTTTTATCAATATCCATTTATATTTTCCTTTCATTTTATGGCAATGTTGCAGGCCAAGGGTCATCTGTGACATAAGATATTAATGATACCCGAATATCGCCAATATCTCTGTCTGTTGGTACTGGTTCTAAGAATTGAAATCTTAGATGATTTGCATCAGTAGCTGAACCTATGTACCAAGTGCCGTACGGAACACCGTTATCATTGAAGATTTGACCGATTAACGAGAAAGGCGCTCTAAATCCATACGGTATATCGCCATTATTAATAATGAACATCTTTTTCTCTCGGTTGCTAGGGTGTGGTACATAACCAGCACCATTGCGTCTAAGAATACCAAACCATCCCCATTGCAGACCGTCAAATTTGTATGTGATTTGATTGTTGATACGGCGAACATATATCGCTGAATTACCTAAAACTGAATACGCTCGTAACTTTCTCCAACCTGTATCGCCCGTTAGCACTTCCCAGCCTTGCTTGTCAGTCCCTTGCCGTTTTATCCATTTTAAAGCACCGTTAGTAACATTGGTATCAACATAGGTAGTACCGACTGGACCAGCTACTTTCCCGTTAGGAAAGCCAGTTCCGTGGATTTCATATTCATTAGCTTGGTTAGCGGGTGCGTTTGTAGCTGTTTGTGTTGGTAAGTTAACACTACCGCCACCGTCTGACAAAATAAGCGTGTTTCCTGATAAGGTCAGCCTTTGAGGAATACCCACGCCATCACGTCCATTCTCTCCTTTAGGACCAGTTAAACCGATAGGTCCAGCGGGGCCAGTTTGTCCGATTGGCCCTTGTTCTCCACGCTCACCCCGTGGTCCAGGTTGTCCATCTTGTCCACGCTCTCCCTGGATACCTTGCAATCCTTGTGGCCCTTGAAGCCCGTCTGCCCCTCTAGGTCCAGTATCGCCTTGTGGACCACGCTCTCCAGTTTCTCCCTTGTCCCCTTTCGGTCCAGGCGTTAAGGCAATATTTTGTAATTCTTGCTTGGTTGCAAACTGACTTGTATCAACGTTAGGGTTATTCTCTAAACGTTCAACCCGTTTTTTTAACTCTAGATCATTATAAGGTGTTGGAATTTCAGATTTTAAAGCGTAATCATCAAGACTTTGGTGCTTAGTGAGGTATCCTTTGCTTGCAAGGATGTCCTCTGTTACAATTTTTGAGGTGTCTATTGATGGCTTATCCTCAAGCCGTCCAACTCGTTCCTTGAGTTCTGTGTCATTGTATGGTTCAGGGAGCTCTGAGCGTTTAGCGTATCCGTCCAGGCTCTGATGTTGAGTCAAATACCCTCTACCATCTAGCTCTGACCTAGTGACTAGGTTGCTAGTGTCTACACTTGGCTTGTTCTCTAAAGCTGATATACGCTGTTTTAAGGCGCTATCGTCATAAGTACCGCCTTGCTCTTTGATTTTCGCAAATAGTTCATCCAATTCTTGCTTGGTTACTACATCCTTAACATTGACAATGCGACCTGTTTCACGTTCGATTAGTGGTGTTTTAACCGCTTTGTCAATCTCGCTTACATGAACGCTGAATAAGAAGCTATATACATCTGCTGACTGCTCTACTTTTTCAAAGTAGATATAACCAATAACAGTTTCATCTGTGGTAATTAGAGAAGTATCAAACTGAACCGTAAACGAATTATCTTCGATAGCTGCTTCTACTTCCTGGTATCGCTTAGTGCATTTGAAATAGAATAAGCAGATAACCTTAGTAGCGGTCAATTCATCGAGTGTGAATTTGAATTCAGCAATACCTTTATCTTTGCTATAAAATTCTTGATAAAGTCTATCTACATCTCGGTTGTTGGCTGAAATGGTTAATTTCTTTTCAATAACCTTCTTCAAGTGCTACCTCCTTTCTTTTAAAAAACGAGAACCCAAAAGGGCTCTCGTTTTTTTAGTCTTCGCTTGGTTCTGTATATGTTAGAGCTCGCTCACTGTCTGACAATCCAGCGGTTGTCGGATCATTGACAACGCCAACCAATACAAGAAACGCAAACAAAACATTGATAAACACTAGAATTTTATCAACTGTGTCACCAAACTCTAGTGAAAAATTGAAGATATTCGCAAATGCTTGCGCAAGTAATGCTAAAGCTGGTACTAAAGCAAGCCAAAAGTTTTTATTTTTAAGTCGTACTGACCAGTTAATCTTGTTCATTGTTTTTCCTCTATTATTTCTAGTTCGAGAAATTTCTCAAACAGTATTTTGATAGC